GTACTAATTCCAACATCAAAAGTCACACTAGAACCACCAGCTTCAAGAACGTCAAGACAACCACCAAGAACGATGGAGTTGTCAGGAAGATCAATCACCTTGATGACATCGTTAGCTGTAAGGTTATTATCAGCAGCATCAAATATTTTGGACTGCATGATGTAAGGTCTGATTGCGTGAGCAGGGTGACCTACAGTTCCCCCACCAGTTATGGTGTGATCAAAAGTAGCCATTAGTTATCCCTCCTATGCAAAATCTATGATGCCACGTACAAGAGCTTCAGGTCTAAGAACTTTTCTTCCAAAGACATGTAACCCTCTAACAACATCAGAGAATGATTCAGTTGAACGTACCACTTCAGTCTTAGCGATGTGAGACGCTGTAGAAGTACTAGAGATATGACCTGCTAAGATAACATTCTCAGAAGCGTCTGTTGCGACACCTGATAATGTTACTTGGTCAGTACCTGCTGTACTATTTAATGCAGTAGACTTGTAGCATCTAAATCCTGCAAGTGTACCCGGAGTTGCAAGTCCGTTTCTTAGGTTTGAAGAGCCATCGCCAGTTACCTGTACTTCTGCCATCTTGTTACCTGCTTGAAACATCTTCTCGTAGAAGATTGGAGGAGCAACAAACCATCTATTTTCTTCTGGCACGGATTGGTCGTCAAGCACTCTTGCCATTAATAGCATGAGGTTGATACCTGCATCATTTGTCTCCACGTTAATAGGAGCAGATGCTGTACCTAAAGCTGTATTAGTAGTTGTTAGTCCACCTGATAAACTTGCATCGTCAGCACCTGCAATACCTGCACCGTCTGACATAGACTGTAGTATATTGGCATCGAATTTTCTTTTTAGAGCAAAAGCACCTGAAGAAGTTGCTAATGCTTCAAAGTTGACATGTGAATGTCTTTCTTCGATGTCGTCTATTTTAAATGCAAAAGCATTTGCTTGGTCAACGGTCAATGTAATTTGATCGTCAGCTAAGTCTTGAGGGTTAACAACAGAACCTCTCTGGTACGCAGACACAGTGAGTGTTGGTTCTTTTATGATGTTAACAGTATCGCCAAAGTTTTCAATTTCGCCAGTATAGTCGGTATTCGTAATATCTTCTGCAACCGAAGCTCTACGGAAGAACTTAAGAACTTTTTGGCTAAAAATTGAGGGAGCAAAATTACCTGACGGTAAGTTTCCATACCCTGAACTTGTAGTAAAAGCCATTGTATTATCCTTCCTCTATTTGAGGTTAGTTTATTAAGTTATTCGCCCTTCTGCTCGTGCTAGGTCTATTTCTTTTTCAAGCTTTTCAAACTCCCACGATTTCAGTTTGGCGATGTCTTCCATCTTCCAAATCTTTTTGTTTGCATTTTTGTCAGTTGGAACTTCTCTAGAACTTGGCGTTCTAACTGCTTCAGCTGCAGACACATTGGATTTGTTAGACTTTGTTTTTAAGCCAGTATCGGCTTTGTAAAGATCAAGAACCCTGATTGCCCATTTGCTATCAGTATTATTCTTAGTTATACCCTCAGAAATTGATTGAGGTTGTTCATCAAGCCACAAAAGAAACTTTTCGTCATTCCTGATGTCATTGAAATCAGGGTGTGCGGCAAGTAATACTTTGTATGCACTTTGAACTTCCATTTCCTTTTCACGACCTTTTATAGTTTCAAGTTCCTTTTTTAAACTTTCAGATTGTTCTTGAGCTTGCATTGCCGCTACGGTTTGCACTACTGCATATACGTCTGGATACTTGCCCTTGAACTCTTCTAGTTCGTCTGGACTTTTGGGAAGTTTAATTGAAGGGTCTAAATCCATCTGTTTTGCAGTTGTCTTTAAAGCTTCTTTCTCACTTTTCCATTCTTGAAGTTTATTGTCATAATGTTTTTTTAGATCATCATAACGTTTCTTGTAGTCGTGTTCAGGACTCTCTTCCTGCTTAGTTTCCACAAAGCCTTCTTGTTGGGTAGCTTCTTCTTGAGTGCCAACGTCTTCTGCTTTTGCTTCTACTTCATCCTCATCTTCTTTATCAACTTCCTCTCGGTATTTGTTTTTATAAAGATTTGGATTATTTATTACTCCAAAGGAGTCATTGGGTTTATATGCTCTTGCACCTTTTACTTGTTTTGCCATTGTATTTACCTCATTTATTGCAGTGCCACATGGCTGTGGGTAGCTGCTTCGGATGTCAGGGCCAGATATTACTGGGTAGCTGACGAATTATCTATAAAACTGTGGGGATTCTCCCATTGTTTCACTTGATATTCTTCCACCTTTTTCAGGTGTTCTACTATAAAAGTCATGCTGACCTATTGTAGTAAAATATTCATTTCTCTTGTTTGACTTGAGACGGTCTGATGCTTCTCCTACTTTTGCGTAAGTAAATACATCGTCTCTTAATTTATATTGTTCCATGTCAGGCTCAGTTTCCATAGCCATGTCAGCAGCATCTAATGCTTTTTGCCAATATGTATTGTTAAGCATTTCAGGTAATCTTTTCTTTAACAAGCTAGGCTCAAGACCCTCGTAGCCAAACATCTTGCTACCTTCACCTTTGCGTGATCTTCCTGTTAGAACTTCTTTTATACTATCTAAATTTCTAAATGAGTATGTTTTATCATTCATTCTATTTACAACTGTTTCACCTATAGCTCTCATTGCTTCAGGAGAATCTTTTGAAACTACTGATTCTGAAAATATTGTTAATGCAAGTGCTTCTCTGTCAGGTAAACTTTCTATCAATTGTTCAACCGTGCTTCTTTTAGTCAATCCTTTATTTATTAAATTACTAATCTTTTTTTTAAAGTCAGGACTCATTTGTTCAGTTACATCTACACCAAATTCTTTTTCGGTGTTGCCGCCTTCTTGCATATTTATAAAGCCACCCTCTGCTGCTTGTTGAGCTTCAGCATTTTCTTGTCTACGAGATACTTCTTTTTTTCCACGATTATTTATTTTTTCTAATTTGTCATACCCTATAACTTTAGCAATCTCTGGGGGAACAACAACCTCTCCTCGTGATATCATTATATCAACTTGTTCTTTTGTAGGTATGTTAGCTGCTTGGGCAGTTCTATCAGTTCCTGCATCAATATCAGCTTGAGCTACTATCTCATAAGCCTTAACTAACATGTCTTTGATATCTTCTTTACCTGCAAATTCTACTGCAGGTGCGTTAATTACAAATGTTCCTTCGGGTACTTCTTTAGGTATATCATCAGCTATAGTTTGTTGTTCGGTAAATTGATCAGGAGGTCCTCCGATAAATCCCATTTCAGTTGTTGGATTTTGAGCAACATCACCCATTGCCATACCTATCTTACCTCCAAAAGCAGTAGCATACCCACCACCTCCACCATATCCACTATCTCCCATAGAGCTTGAGTCAGAACCCCCACTGTTGTTATCATCACTATCATTGTTATCATTTGACGAAAATATACCTGTTGCACTGTATTGTGAACCTGCAGGTGCTGCACCAGTTGGATTACCTGTTGGACTGTAGGATGAATACCCCACACCTGCTTGGGCTGCATCAGTAACAGTATCAAATGTATCTACACTTATGGTAGATGGATCACTGATAACACTCGTTGATCCTAACCCACCAAAGGGATCAACAGATTCATTATAAACTTCTTGTTCATCTAGCATGTCCATAAACTCTGTTGGAGAAAGTACACTAACGTCAGGAACATTTACGCCAGTGTAAGTTTGACCAATTCCAAATAGTCCGGGAGTTACACTGACTAAGTCACCTTGATAATACCCCTGAGCATATCCGGGAACTCCTTGTGATATTTTATCAGCCACGCTGTAGTGAGTTGACATTAACGAATTAGATACTTGACCTAATAAGCCACTTCCCATTGCAACATTTTGACCATAAGGGTCTTGCATTGTAGGTCCTATAATTCCTGATATCATTCCAAATGCAGGACTACCAAGAACACTTCCAACATTGGCAGCCATTTTAGCTGCTTCCATTTGTCCAGCCATAGCTAAACCTAGTGGTGCTGTACTTACTACTCCTTGTGCTATTGCATCAGTAGAAAATCCTGCAATAGCTGCACCGACAGGATTTGATTGAGCAAAGTCAGATTTAGCTCTATCTCTCTCTGTTCCAAAAGCTACCTGTCCTGCTGTTTGACCTGCACCTACTCCTGCAATGTCCATTGCTTGATTAGCATCGGCTATAGCTTGTGAAGAACCTGTAACAGATACACCTGAAGCTCCTAATCCACCTATGTCTGCTACTTGAGGTCTATCTTGAGTTTCATTTTCAGAGTTTTCTTGTTCTTCTTTAGATGTCTCTACTTCTATGTTGTTTTCTTGCAAAGCATCTTTAGCTCGTTTTCTATTTCTAGCTCGACTAAGTAAAAAATCAAATTGTGGATTTCCAGTGCTAAACGCCATTATTACTTTTAACTTTCTCTACATTATTCTTGAGGTTGAGTAGGGTTTCCAGTAAAACCAGCTTCCCCTGCAGTTGGCGTAGCTCCGACTCCGATTGTGCCATCGCCAGACCCTTGACCGTTAGTTCCTTGTGGTCGAGGAGGTACTCCTCCAGACCCTGCCATATCTGTTGGTTGTTGACTAGGGGGGCCACCTTCACCGCCTGTTCCTTGTTGAGCATCTTGTTGCATCCCTTTCAATATCTCTGCGTATATCTGTGCTTCAGCTACATCGTTGACTAAACTATCAGGGTCAATATCTTGTGATATAGCTAACTCTCTCATTAAGTTTGGTATCTTAACAAATGGTGCAAGGGTAGGATTCATAACTGTTTGCAACAACGCTGTTAATCTTTGACTTCTTACTTCTTTCTGCATTACTGCAGCTACCCCACGAGGTTTAATC